AGCAGCATCAGCAGCATAAGCAGCAGAAACAGCAGCAGCAGCATAAACATCTAACTGTTCCCTTGTTATTTTTCCTTTATAATATCTGATGCAGGCTACTATTGCATCTTTGCTTCTCTGATCATTCATAAGATGGCGCACATGGTATGCACACATGGCTTTTGTCAATGTTAATTTTTTGTCATCTACAGTCAGTTTTTTGGCAAGCCACAACATCCAGTCACCTCTAACACAGTTCGCCCATGCCTTATCTGGTGATGATTGTGATCTCACGTAATCAATCGCTTCAATACAAGCATTAATTTTTTCTAATTTTTTTGTTTCCATGACTATTGGTTTTTGTTTATATCTTCATTTACCAGTGTGAAAGGTCGATGGTCATACATCCCGGCGCTCGTACCTGGCCGGACACCGTCATCAATGTCTTGTTTGCATTCGTCACATATAGTCTCATCATTTGGGATGACACTACCGCACCATTCGCAATAGTTGTTCCTGTCAAGGGCTGGGTCTAACTTATCAAGAAAGTGCATTACTATAAAAATTTACATAAAAAAATCCTGTTCCTAAACGCCTCGTAATAGTTTCAACGTCATCTTTCATCCACCTGTATAATTCTTTTTCTTTATTAATCCGCTTAATACCATGCAATATAGTTGCGCGTCTATAACAATAAACCACTTCACCTATTTTATTGGTACTCATCCTTAACTGAGCAAGAAAATAGTAAATCATGTGGCGGCACAACACACGTTCTTTAACACGGCTATATTTAATTTTCCCTAATTTAGAAAAATCAATATTATAGTAATCACATATCACCAATATTACCTTTTTTATTTTGTAATCTATCGTCATCGGTATCGGTGGCGGTGGGTCTGGAATGAAGTCAGTCTTACATTCTATCATCTGTTCGCATTCTAAATCAAGATAGTCCATAGATCAAAATTAAATCAAATTTATTAATTATCAAAATATTATTTCTAAAATGGCACTTCTCTTTCTATCCACAGATCGAGGTTTACCACATTATCATTTGCAAGCCAGTTCGAATTATCCCATTTTTCAAAGTCATCGAACCGCCCATTGTTAATGTTGTATCTTAATTTTGTTATTCCCTGCTCCCCCAGGTGTCTATATTTTATTTTCTGCCAATAAATATTTACCTCGTTTATCATTATGTTCAGTTCGTTTACCTTCCTGTGAACAGTAAAGCCATAGTCGGCCTTATTGTAAAAGTGCGCAGACCCCGATATGTCGTACAATGTCGGCACTTCTATTCTGCCTGAACTATCTCTATTCATTTTTCTTGGGTGTGCCACAAGAAATACAAGAACATCATTGAATTTCGCAAAATTTATCAATTCATCAAGAAACCGGCTTATGTATTGTGTCTCGCTGTCTGAATATTTGTGGTCAAGCCTGTTGTATGGATCAATAACAAGTATTTTTATTCCCTTTGTCCTGACAAGTATCTTCGCATTTTTTAGTATGCTCTTAACGGTAAAATCTTCCTCGTCAAGTATATAATAGAAATTGTTTTTTATGTGTTCATAAGCAAGGTCATATTCTACCTCATTGCTTGTTTTTATATTAAACTTTTTGCCGATCAGTTTTTCATAAAGTTTCGAATAATGAAATTTAAGCGGATAGTTTTCCGGCGTAAAATATGCAGCTTTCCATCTGTAAAGAAGATTTAGTTTGACGATTATATAATCTACCATCTCTGATTTCCCTGACGACGGTATGCCGGTAACAACAGCCAACCTTCCTGTCTCCCAGGTTATATATTTGTCAATATCAAATATTTCTATTTTCTTCCCTGACTGAACACCATCGTTAAAATAATTCAATATGTCGTTATAGATATGTTCTGCCTCTATTATGCCTACAACCGGCATCGGCTTTGCCTCTTTCAGCAAATCCTTAAACTTATCAAAATATTTACACAGGTACTCATTAGCATCCTTGCAATCTTTAAAATTAACAACATAACACCGTTCTGCCCCAAGCCTCCTTGCAAGTTCATCGCGAAGTTCAATGCCTTTTGAATCCTGGTCTGTTGCGAGATATATCTTTTTTATCGGGGTAAATAGTTCTATGTATTCATCAAGATATTCAAGATTTTTGTTTGCTCCGTTTGGAACAGAAATAACATTATTGAAACCAGCTTCTACAAATGTCAAAGCGTCTATCTCCCCTTCGGTGATGATTATTTCATCATGTTCGCTTATACAGTTTATATTCCAAAAGATAAGTTCTGCACCAGAAACCAGTTTAAAAGTCTTATTTGCCCCTCTGTATTTTATGTTTACTAATTTTTTCTCAAGGAAATACGGGAAACATATCACCTCTGTCTCTTTTTTGAACTGCGGCATATAAATATTGTCGCTATATATCTTCATTTTTACAAGCGTGTCCTGGCTTATCATACGCCCCGTGAACCATTTTACTGCATGATCTGTCAGGGCTGTAATATTTTTCCACTTAGGCAAAACATATTGTTTTTGCTCGTAGGGGCGGTATTCAAAAAACGCGGAATTGCAGTTATGACAATATCCTCTCTTGTTTGTATCATCCCACGCAAGAACTTTCTCGTTTCTGTGTTCAGGCTTACGCAGGTGAGAACATTCAGGACAGATATATCTATTACCATTTGTCGGTTCAAATTGATATATCTGCCTCGTATTTGAACTTTGTATCTTCATATCATACGCATATCATTATCCCTGTTGTCATATTTACCCTCAAGGATTTTTGCAAAATTATTTGGTCGCATGATCCAGTCGAAATCGGCTTTCCACAGGCGGTTGTTCTTGCCATTTAAAAAATCGCTCTGACCCGCCTTTTTTATAACTGCAAGGACAGTATCATAATCAGTATCTTTTATTCTCGCATTAATAGTACCCCTTCTTGTATCTGAAAGAAAGGAAATCTTACTCATTTTTTCACAATGAATATGATAATAATCAACAATTTTATCTTGATCTGTTTTATTACTAATAGTATTATTACTAATTGTTATATTACTAATAGTATTATTACAAATATTACCATTACCATTACCTAAGCCCCTACCAAGCCCCTCCATAGCCCCTTCAATAAATTTATTTATATCTGTTATTTGAAACTTATTTCTATATTCTTCAAATCTCTTAATTATTCCTCTGTGTGCGGGATTTTTATCAGGAATTAGTGGCAAGTTTTTTTGATGTTTAAGAAAATTGGTGACGTAAATACAATCATTTGATATTGAATATTTTAAGCCCCTACCAAGCCCCTTTAAAGCCCCTTTTATTGCCGCTGCATTTAATCCAATATCAACGCACCATCTTTTCTCATTCAATTCTATAAATCCAGCCATGTCACAATTCTCATAAAGATATATAAAAAGCAACTTTTCATTTGGATTTAATTTAGAGAACCAGGCATCGTTCCATTTATCAGTATTTGTATACCTATAAGCCATTTTAGCATAATTTTAAAGAATGCCTAAGGGTTCTGATAATATTAAAAATATCATCTGAATAAAAAAACCTGGTTATAGTCGTCAACGGTATCAGGTAATAGAAACCGCTCGCCACTCACGTAAACGAGAACTACAACCAGGAATTTTTTAATATTATACATTACCTGAATTTTTTTGACCCTGCAAAGATACTAAATTTTTTTCAATTTGCAAGTATTTAGTCAAATATCTTTGCACGGGCAGTTGATCCGCAAAAACACATCATGTATCTCTTGCAAATCTATCCGCCTGTATTTATTATGGTCATGAATATCCTTGTGGCATTTATAGCATACCATCATCAGGTTTGTTATGTCCTCCTGCTCCTTTAGTGTTTTCTTCCCGTGATGGCTTCGATAGGATATGTGATGTACCTGAATGCCTCTTGCTCCACATATTTCACACGGAACGTATTCATCATGGCTCAGATCAAAATAATCCATATATGTACTACGCGAGCTCATGATTCCTTTGCAAGAATTTTAAGTCTACTTTGTATAACCATAATCTCACGGTCGAAGTCATCGTACAGGCTCTTGTAAAAATCAGCCACATATTTGCTTATTAGTTCTTTGCGATGTTCTTCAATCGTTATTTCAGCAGCTTTAGCCTCCCTGTCCTTTATCGTACCCTCAAGGGAATGATAGGTTCCAAGAAAACGAAACTTGCGGTGCGAATAGGCATCATTGCTTTCAGCTATCAGTTTTGCTACTGTGCCTCCGAATATTGCCATAAACCCGCACATTTTGAGTGCTACCTGCGACAATACGCCAGGCATATCAACGTCTTTATGTGCCTCACGCGCAAGCCTCCTAAGATTGTCAACCTCAGGATGTTCTTTTTCTATTGCCTGAATGACGGGTATGCTGTCTTTTAATGTGTTAAACATCAGAATGGCAGATCGTCTGGTGGTTCGTCTTTCGGTTCGTCACCGCCTGGGCCGTCAAGGTCGAAAACCATTCTTTCAAGTTTTTCGATCCTTGCGAGGATGTCGTCTATTTTATCCATGACGGTCGGGAACTTAAACTTGTCATACATCTTACCATTGTATTCTTCTTTGTACAGGGTAAGATCAACCTCACTGCCCTCTTTGCCGCGTATCTTGTCGACATCCTGGTTAAATAGACTGGCGTTATACCATGCCCCCTTGATTTTAATACCTACACGATTATAGGTATATTTCTTCCCGTTCTTCTCACCGGATTTTGCTTCACCGATGTTAATTTGTTCGATTAAATATTTCATAATTTTATTATTGATGGATAAATTCTGTTCTTTGGTTTTGATTCAGGGTTTTCCTCGTTATAAATACCTAATACAGATAAAAATATTTTTAACAGATGATCGTAACTTTTATCCGGCTCAATGAGTTTCCATCCAGCCCCTTGCATAATTTTCCCCGACCTGTCACGACCGCGTGTTTCAGCTTTAAGGTGCAGTATGCCTATCTTGTCTATCTTTTTCCCGCTTATTTCCTCGACAGCATTTTTGTATGCTGCTATCTGAAAAAAATACGTCGGATAGACTGCATTGCCAAATTTGAAATCTATTAGCCATGTGTCATTGTTGATCTTACAAACAAGATCAGCAGTACCAGCATATTTGTATTTATGTGATACAACAATAAATTCACAGGCAATAATGTTTGGGTGAAAATTCTGATAGAAATCAAGGAAGCGAAGTATACCTTGCCATTCTGATTCTGAATATGTCTTTCCGTCCCACGTAATCTCATGCCCGGCAACGAGTTTTTCTATAGCGTTATGCACCTTAATGCCACTTTCGGCTGCGCGTTCCGCAATGATCTTGGCTTGGTTGCCGACATCTTTCAGCCATTGGGTGAAGTTCGGCCCCTTCGGGTACACATCAAGAATCGTTGTTACAGACGGATAATAGACATCATCAGCGATCCTGTAAAAACGCTCGTCTAAAAACTCAATTTTATCGATCATAATTCATAATGATTGATCAGCATATCTGTATTTCGCATACTTCTTTTTGCGGTAGGTAATTATATCAGTCTCTATAGGGAATCCCTGATTTCTTAAATCATTTATCCTTGCAGCGAGCCTGAAACATCCGAATTTTCTCAGGGCAACGATCGGGGTGATACTCCCGAAATTCCTGAGATGGTTGAGAATCTGTTGATTTTGTGATTTCATATTCAAATTTTATTCAAATAAAAAACAAAAAAATGAATAATCAACTACAAAACTGTTAAAATTTGTTAAAAAACACGAAAGGCTGTTTTAGGGCATTTTCAGGCACATGGTTGAATTTTGTGTCAAAATCGAATAATATACTGACTAAAAGGAGAAAATCGCTCCTGCACGTTCCTGTGGCTCCTGGGAAGGTCTTTTAGGTTCGTCTTAACGCGATCCACGCAAAAACGGCTATGAAGAATGCCAAAATGACGGCTATTAAATATTCGCCCATCCTGATCTTTGTCCTCTGCCACCAGGTAAGCTCCTGATACCTTTCTTTTAGGATATAAACATCCTTTATTCTTTTTATCGTGTCAGTAACGGTTATGTAAAGTTTTTGCGGTTTTATGAACACATCGAGCATCAAATGTTCATTTTCTATACACGCTCCTATTTTTACATACTGATTCTCGTAGTGGACAGGTTTGACATAGCATATACTATCTATGATTGTCACAGGTGTTTCTATATTGACAGTATCAGCCGGTGTATGTACCTCAACGATCCGCTCCACAACTGTTACAACAGTATCGCTCTGCGGTGGACACAAGCGGGCAAGGCGTTTACACGGGTTGCAGGCGCAAAGGCTAAGGAGTAATATCAGCGTCAATGTTCTCATCAAGCGTCAGTTCTGACAGTATCGAAATAGTTGCTACAATTATTGACTGTATAAATATTATGATTGCCTTCCATTCAGGGGAAATCATGTGATCCGGCAAAGCTACTACTGCTCCAGCATAAACAGGTAGCGATCGTGTGAGGAACTTTGACCAGAATTTCCACCGCTTGTCCTGCGGTTTGCCGATGTTGTCTAACTTAAATATCATCATCAATCCTTTCTATTACAATGTAGAGGAACACGCCTATTACTAAGCAGGTTAATATCAGGTATGTCGCCCCCACAGTTCATAAATTACTATTTGTCAATCGTGGAGCAGGGCGGATTCGAACCGCCGTCCCTCCTGTTTTTACAATTCGTGAATTATAAATTGTAAATTAACAGGCGGTCAATCCTGTCTGGCTGCCCCTATAAACAATAAGTATTATAATTATCTATAAATTCTTTTTCTGTTCCAGAACCCAAATAAGTATTATAATATTTCTTCCAATAATGTGCCATCGAAATAATATCTATTGGCAATGGCTCTGGAATCCTATAATAATGTATTCGTGCCATACAAATAGATAGTGCAATATTCCATTCCATATACTCAGGCACTAAGCGCAAACAGCCGCTAATACCGAGGATTTTCGACACCAACTGAGATCGATATGAGAGATAGTTGATCTTTATATCGTTGAACGTGGCCGGCTCCATCTGCATTATGCCGAGAGCAGGGCCACCACCCAACTGGCGAAGGTATGTACCGAGCCTGCTCTCCTGCGCAGCCGTGCCCATGAGAAGGTTCTCGGCCTCCTTGCTATACAAACCGATGCCATCGAGACAGTACTTAATGACGCCACGCAACTGCTTCTGGTCAATCATAGTCAATTGATGATAGTTATTAATATTAAAACAAATAGGGCAATCCACAAGGCCGTTTGTGCGATCTTTATTGCCCACAGATATTTACCGAGGCCGAAACGTTTAACAATCGGCTCGTTAAAAATGAACCACAGATAACCAACCACAAGGAACGTGATGGCGAGCGTCTGAATGGCATTTTTCATTTTACTTTGCGCTCTATAAAAAGCCAATACAATCCCCGTGCGACAAGTGCGAGAAATATCAACGAACAAAGTACATTCGCTGTACTGACGGTAGGTGTAAACACTATCCCGATAACGGCCAACAGGCCGATCAGGACACAGTGCCATTGTTTTTTCAAAAGTGTTTTCATAATTGCAAAGTTAAGGTAATTTTTTCAATATCATGGTATCAATCCCGTCCCTAAAGAATCCAGGCACGTTTCTATCGCGTTAACTACTGTTCCCATTTCTGCTTCTGTAAGATAGGATGAAAGCCAAACATATCTTAAAGGACTTGCACTAATTTGAGTGGGGACTCCATCTCTATTATAACAACAAAAATACATTTCAAGGTTTGTTAAGTTTGCTGATGCGAGTATTACATTAGATTTAGCAAGATTAATATATCTATCATAATTAGCTGCAAATCCTCTTGATATTCCAAAATGTGCAGTACCAATAGCATTTGCAACATTATTACTTGTATTCCCTGTATTTATCGCTGTTCTGTATAATCCACCGCCGGCGATTGGTGCTAAAAACGTCTGAGAAAATATAACAGAATTAGATGCTCCAAGAACATATTCGTTATCAACAGTATTACCTACCCCGACCAACACACACATATTATCCTGACCGATCTTTGTACCATGAACACTTGGAATGAAGTTGCCCCTTAAATATCTTACTGCTACTGCATCTCCAGCATACCCCCCATACTGTGTCCACGTAGGATTATTCTCGGCTGTCGGGTTAAATGCTACCCCGGCCGTAGCCCAGTTTGTTAGTGAACAATCCTGATTATGCGTTGAAAAGAAATTAAAAAATTCGGCTTTGTTCAATAGTGTACCACCGATAGATGTTATCATTGTGTTGAATGCCGCTGACGGTGCAGCATCTGGCAATGCCCACCCCGAAGCATCCCAATATGCTAACACGTCCTCATAATGATTTGCTCTTGTCACATCAGTTGTGATCTTACCATGACCGACAGACACGCCAGATATACTGCCCCACCTTCGGTCTGTACCACCTCCAATTTTCTGTTTATTAACCCAAATTCTCACATCTTCAATAATAACAGGTCTTCTTCATCTGTAGTATGACGTACACCTCCGGCAAAGTCGGCATCGGCCACATCCCAGCCGACACGCAGGCAGTACTGGCCGATGGCTATGTTGGCGTTATCGGTATTTTCGAAAAACACCGTGATAGTATCGGTCGTAGCGTCAATATCCAGCTCTGACATCGTATAACTTGCTACGCTGTCGCGTTTGAACTTATGGACTATATTAACCGTTATGTCGATTATGTCATTGACATCTACTATGTTGTCATTATCGTCTAATAGCTGAAATGCTATTTCTGCATCGCTATTGCGGTGGAGTATTGTTAGGTTTGCCATCTTATGAACCAGTAAATATGTGAATCCTGTAACTGTCTAATCCTGCTGCTGTGGCCTCTATAACTGTCTCGCCTGCGCCAACGGGTGTATTGAACGTGAATGATGCCAAGCCGTTAACAGCATTAGTCGGGTTGGGTGCATCTATGCTCCCGCCTCCGCTGATGATTGATAATGTGATCGCATCAGTAGCATTCCTTACCCTGCTTCTTGCCCCGCAGTTCTTTTCGCACACGTACACGCGTATAGTAGTCGTTGAACTGGTGGCCGGACAAGCGTCTGTCGTCCTGCACACCAAGGCCCCGGCTGTCTGTGTCTCTCCGCACGACACGCCCCACCATGTACCAGCCATGCCGTTCTCGTGAAGGTTAAGTAGTGCCTCTGCATGACCTTCCTTCACCGGCACGCAATAGCAGCTATATGCGTTGGTATCGCTTATTGATACGTTGTCAAGAAGTGTCCACGTGGCATAGTCAGCACTACGGTAGATGGCTAATTTACCGAGTGCAAGATAATAGTAGCCGTCAGCATACCATATCCGGCGTACATCGCCGTAATCGTATATCACGAAGGCATCTCCAACGTCCCAATCGTTGTCCGTTCCTCCCTGCATACCATCAACGAAAGTAATAGTATCAGAAGTATTGCTTGCTACCTTCCCCCACGAACCATCGGTTGTATTGAATACCCAGTCGCCAACAAGCTCATCGTTCGCCCATGTCTGCGTTGAATCAGTCATTGTCGCTGAATCTCCAGCCCCGTCATGCGTCCCGCTTTCGACTACTCCATAAGTGCCTGATGTGAGCATATCCCACGCAGCACCATCCCATTGCACACCACACAGACCGAACAGGAATCCAATAGGATTGCTACTCGAATCAAACGCCATACCTGGCACGTAGCCTGTATCCTTACCATCTGGCGGTATCGGTGATGTGTACCATCTCTCAGGTACGGCATCCATCTCTGTCCTATCGAGCTTCGTCCCTAAGTCGGTGCCATCGGCAGCGTACATGTGGTGATCGCTGAATTGGAAGTAACACAAATAATAGTGACTATGGTTGATATTGTGGTATGCTATGCCGTAAGCATCCCCATCGTCAAATGCCATTGGTGCATCAGGAACGACATCGGTTGCTGTATTGCTGAATATCCCGTCCTCCGTGCCTTTGGTAACATTATACAGGTGTCGGTATGTTAGTCCACCGGGTGTGAACGCGGCTGTTGAATCGCTCAGGTAGTCCAGCCCATCCCCACCGTCATGTGTCCCCTCATACTGGAAGCCTCCTGATGAAGTGAATGCCATGTAAAGACGCTCGTTAGTGCCATTGATATATGGCTGTATCTCATTAACGCCGAAGTATATCTCGCACATCCCGTAAGGGTCAGTGACGTCCCTTTCGATGAGAAGTGTCTCCCCTTCCCATGTTGTGCCTTCGTCCTTTGAATAGTTATAATGTACCCAGCGCAAATGTGCTTCTGCACTTGCCGGACGGCTGATATAGAACACATAGAGCCATCCCCTACGGTCAACGAACAGGCGCGGATATTCGTATCCCGTCCCGGCGCATACAAGGTCGGTCACCGTCCACGATGATGTGTCTGCCGCGTTGTCCGATATGGCCACGCCCACGTGTGTGTCATGCGGGTGAGCGAAACAAACGGCCAGCTTGCCGCTGTGAAGTAGAGCAATGGAAGGATAATTATAGCTTCGTGCCGTTGTCTGTGCAGTAATTTCTTTCGGTGTGTCCCACGTATGCGCCCCCGCTGAATGGTCACACGTAGCTACGTGTGGGTCACTGTCAGCCTGCATGTAACAGAAGAAGGACTTGTCAGAATAGTGGTCGTATACGCCCTGTTGCATGGGTCTTAGCTCGCTCTCGTAACCGGACATTGATATGGTTGTTGCCACCCACCCTATTGATGTCTTGCGCTCCCACTGCGCTGCGTGTGGATTAGTTATAGTACCTGTTATAGCACTATATGTGTCATTGACCGTGTTACCCACCCCCTCGTTAAGAAGGAACTCATGGTCTGGTGTCTCGGCTTGAATGGCTACCCTCGTCCATGCTCCGGCATACGCCGTCAAGTCCCACACACGGATGTTATTTATCTTCCCGTCGAACTGCAGGTCTGTCCCACCGTATGACGACATGAAATATCCTATGGTCATGTTGGTGTTCCCCGCCCCGGCAGCGACCGTGCTTGTCTGGTCGCCATCATCAACATCGAAATACACGTTAGCCCCATCACTCCATACCATCATCTTGTGCCAGTCGGTGTCTTTATAGTTGACCTCTCCAATAGTTGATATTGATTGCGTGCTGTTGTCGCTCTCTATAGCGAATTTCCCTGACGTAGATAGCGAAATGTAGGTGTTGTACTTACCGTTCCCGCACACCTGCCCTGGCGACTTGGCCTCCGTGTAGTTGGCCATTTCGAAATATACCGCCCACTTAGCAGCAGCGGAAAGGATGTTGGAAGAAAAGTCAATATATGTGACAGGCGCCGCCTCTGTCACAAGTACCCAGTCGTCAACAGTTATTGCCCCATACCAGTTTGAAGTAGCTGTTGTCCCCGGAGAGCCTCCTGTTGCTGCATAAGGTATCACCCTGAACTGTACGTATTTGTTTTCATCAGCAGCTACACAGGTGTAAGTCTGTGCCGTTGCACCTACAATCCATGCTGCGTTCGTCCCTGCCGCATCGTCAGCCCTCCACCAACGATATTGTGTTGCTCCCTCGACATCCCCCTCGGCATCATAATAGGTGTAATGGCCCGTGAGTGTCTCGCCGACTATCTTATCCCCCGTAATGAAAAGGCTTTGTGCTTCGGGGGATGAATTAGATGATACTGCCGACCTATTGTGCATAATAGACGGCAAAATACATATCTTGCCAATTCCGGGCATAATTATTTTTTTAAAAGTTTATCAAGATATTTTATAATCTTTCCTATAAGCCATTTTATCAAAACACCAACGACAGCACCGACAGCAGCACATACGGCAACATCAGCAAGACGCAACACGTCAAGATGGATAGCACCAATAATACTACCCGTCACACCTCCACCCACAGGGAATATATAATCAAGGGCGGTATCGATAGTGCTAATAATTCTTTGTAGCATATCACGGTTCGTTTTTGGGATAAACAACAAGGCTTCCCGTGTCGCACGTTATAGTTGTGAAATAACCTTTTGCCGGGTAATATACACCTAACACATAAGTGTTCGCAAGATAATTACCGCCGAGAGCAATGCTGTTTTGATGTAATACGCTTATTGTCGTATCTTCCTGCGGTGTGAATCCTTCTGCCTCGCCAGTAAATGTCTCACCAGCCTCTATTATCTCAAACCCGCCCTTGCCTAATAGTGCGCCAAAATCCCTTTTGTCTAACATAGCTTTAATTTTTTACAAAATTAGTATTAAATAAGATGAATTTGTTTATTAAAATTAATATTAAGTAAGTTCTTCAAGGCACTCACTATCATACATACTGAATGTTATCTTAAACCCTGTGCCATGCTTCATTAACTGTTGAGCGAACAGTTGATCGAGTTCGTTATAACGGTCAAAGACGTTCTCAGGGTTACGCTCGTAACTTATATCAAAGGCATTGATCGTTGGTGTCTTGAGCAGCCCTATGACCTCAGCGATGAGTTCAGCAGTGAAATCATAACTCTTATATGGTTCGACAAGATCAAGACGGGCATAAAAAACAACAGACAGACTATAGACAAAATACCCATCATCGTTCTGCATCTCTGTAGAATCATTCAGTTCAAAGAAACAGAAAGCCTTTGTGATATTGTCGGGGAATATGCGATAATGCTCTGTCGATCCGTCCTGCGCATAACACTGCGGATATGTCACCTCGCCAGCCTCCGTGTCTGACACGCCGACATAAACTATCGGGTAGGAATATTCTAACCAGTCGATATTCGTATCGAAAAACTGGCGCACTTTTTCGACTACCTTATCATGCAACTTTGGGTCTGTCAGGTATGGTATTTTTTTCATCATAACAGTGTGAAATCATTACAACAACTGCCCTTAATCATCGGGTCAATAACAAATGACAAAGTTATCTTAAAAAAACAGCTATTAAACCGTTCTATCTTAATATCAATTTGTCCTACCTGAACCTGTTGATAGTCGCAACACGAAAGTTGCATCCATATATTATCATGCTGGTCGAGTATACTCATAGCATCTGCCATGTATTCAGGGGCGAGGAATACAAGATTGTGCGTCTTGAGCATCGTGGTTTTGTAAACGAGCCTCTCGCCGTCACGCATCTCCGTATCTTTTGTTATCTCATAACTGGGCATCGACAGGTCAATCTTGGGAGATTGGAAATAAACAAGGTTTTTATATCCTGTCTGATAGATTATGTTGCCGAGATCGCATTCGTTCCAGTAGGCAAGAGAAATCTGGTCTGGACATTGATAGGTTATTTCATCTGTAATATCAAGAATACTTATATAATAAATATAAAATGCCGAATTTCCACTTGTATTTGATGACATGCTGAAATCTTTCGAATCAGCGACAGAGTCAAAAGTATAATTACCAGCAGCAGTAATAACTATATCATCTTGAAATCCAGACGTGGTAGCTGTTCCATCCGCCCACTGTCCAACACTTATTACAACATGATATTTGTGACCGATAGTAAGAACATTTGCCTGTCCTATAATAGCAGAAAAACCATCATCAGCAAATACATCACAAGTGTCTACACCCATGACCTGATCGAATGTTATAAATGGTGCGGCTTCATTCGTGTCCCAGTGATCCGGCAAATCTCCCGTCCAATCTGTAAAACTGTAATTTTCTATTACCTGCACTCCCTCAGATATATCTTTTTCTGTTATTACAGTACAATCGCATATATTTACTATCTCACTGTACCATACCTCATCGCATAATGCCATCTTTATATAGTGCATCCCTGATGGCAACGCTTTGCTTAACGTGTCTCCGTCATGAATGACCCATGTGTGATCTATCGAACTCTTGAGCTCGATGAATCCGGAAGTAATTATGCTATATTCGTCTTCGAGATTTGCGACATAATTATCGTGGACATCATAAAGTTCGAGTATCATCGTCCCGCTTGTCGATCCACTGCACACACTATCAACCATTACTTCGAATGGCGGCAAATGCCTATTGTCTGTGAGTATCTGCCATTGGGCAAGGTTCTTTGTCTCGCGCCAACAACGCCACGTCCGATGAGCCTGCTTGTCAAGATCATCATAAAACGGGAACGGCAACGGTAGTCTTGTATCGAAATTCATCTTCTTTTTATGTAATATTAGCCACAGCAGTATGCCTACGACCAACACTGCTACAATGATCCAGATCATACTTTATTTTGAATTTATTGAAATAATCATAAGTATCCATCTTGCGTATACTATCGAAATATTTTCTGTATTCATTAACTATTTTTATGTTTTTAATTATTTCCTTGTGTGCATTAACGGCAGATTTTCTGTTCTTCATATATTGAAATGTCATATCTCTCACAAGTGGCGGAAATAATGTATATGCAACAAAGAATTTATTATAAAATATGTTTTCCCATCCGCCAATATCGTAATTAAACGACTTTTTATATAAATGACCTGTTTCAATATCTATCAATTTACATGAACCGCCAGATACCCATGATTTAAGACTTATGAATATCTCATTTGTCCCCCACCATTTCATGCCTGAATAACCACGAAGTTTTTTAAACCATTGCTTATTCATAATGAACACCCCGCCTATGATAACAGGTATTTCTCCTTCTATGCCATATAGCCCGTCGTTTTTTGTTATTTCAAGTATGTTGTTGTCTGCGAATATTCTAAATGTAGCTCCTGTTCGTGGTATACGGTCACGCAACCCAAATTCATCAAGCCCGAAATCCTTAGTGCAAAATATTGTTTCAGGCTCACATGACAATGACTCAACAACTTTATCCTTCCATTTGTTCCTGAATCTTATATGAGCATCAATAATCACTATATTATCACTGTTTGAAAGTTCAATACCTATATTTCTCGCCCCGCCCACACCAAGACGGACGCCTGGCTGTATGTGCCTGACAGGTAATTTCCCGAAATCACATGGGATGCCATTATCATTGATGGCAATTATCTCAACATCATCAGCAGTATCAAGTATATTTTTTACTGTCTTTACAGGCTCATCACCCTCGTTTAAATATGGCATAATAACTGTTACCACGGCTCGTATCTTGTTGGTGTGGGTATTGGTGTAGGTGTCGGCACTCCTGTCGTTGGTGTTGGACGCGGTGTTGGGTCTGGCGGTGTCGGGAAATATGTAGGCTCAGGAGCAAAAGTTGGCGTCGGTATACCTATCGGTTCACATTCTTCTGCTTCATACAAAAGCTCCACATTGCCTTTGCCGCTCATAAGATTATATGACATTGAATAAATCTCGCCCTCACCCAAATATGTGCGCATAAGATATTCATGCGGGGTAATATTGAATAAATCACAACAACCATAGAAAGAAAATTTATCCTGTTTTTTTATTTTCATCGGAACGGCAGAGCCATACCAGGTTGCCCAGGTGGACGAATCCTTATATATATAGCCATGATAACCTACATCATACGGCGTGTTGTAGGGCCACAGAAGTATCACGATCCAGTTCCATGCAAGATAATACTGATTGAAATATGTTATTGGGCCATATACGACATGGCCTAAGAAAAACCCATCAATAGGAGAATCTTCGTTATAATTTATTATTTTTAATATATCAACAGACACTTCGGACAGATCATGTTTATAAACATTTGGTTTTTTTATTTTTTCTGTATATTGAATAAAATATTCACTATAATCAGCTATCCATGCAGGGACGACATAGTTATATTCATCCTGCCATCTAAATTCTTCCCTGTCGGGTAAATCATTCAAATATTCATATTTTGATGTGTGATATGCTTCTTTCACATGCGATGGATAATTTTCAGACACGGTAAAATCATACGTACTCATCGTTTGGGTAAACCAATATATATGTTCTATCCTAAATGTCGTCCCACTTATATACCAACGAACATTATAAATATCGCGTAACCATTTCATGAGTTTTTTTAACGATAATAATTTTCTTGTTGCAGGATCGAACCCGCCCCATCCATATTGAACCCTATACACCATATTAGACTTACAATTCAATACTGGTTCATAAAACGGGTTTGTCCCAGGAAACAACATCTTAACATTAGGAATATAACTCCCTGCAAAATTAGAGAAAAAATCGCTTTTATATGTAAGCCCACATCCCATCTCGTCAAGCATGAACTGAATAATGTCTGATATTCTTCTGTTGAAATCAAATAATAAGCTCATCGCCGGTGTGTCATATATCGCATAATCCAATATCCCAGGATCAAGTATATTGTATTCTGTCTCATAATTGTTTATCACACATGAATATTCGTCTTTTATTGATATAGACGCTTCTATGATACAATTATCCTCGTCTATATGACAGTCCGTCTTCCTAAATATGCCGGAATAAATAGGCGTAGTATAATCATCACATGAAGAATAAATATCAAATTCTATTTGCTTATCGAGATATTGGTTAATTATTGTATTATAATCATCGTTTGTAAATCGCACACTGCCATCAAGCTCTTTGCGCAGGAATATTTCTTCTTCGTATTTCTTCCATTTTATTTCAGTACCGTCACTAAACTTAGGATAACATTGTGTCGTAACGGCATCAATGGTGAAATAATATTTATATTCTATCTTGCGCGAACTCATGATTTCTTAATGCGATATTTAACTCCGTTATGATAAACTTCTATGTATGACCCATAATCCTTCGGCGAGGATTCTGTTATGTTTACAAGTTTTGTCAGCAATTCTTCCGTCTTTGTGGTATTAAGATTTATTATAGGCGCGACATCCCTGTTCTTGTCGAGTTCACTGTTTAGGTTCTTCCATATACTACCAGCAGGATCATTATTCACAATATCAAGAACATTGGAGAATTTCCTTGCGCGATCTTTCCTGACGATATATTCCCCTCCTTCTGCCTCGACAAGAACCCCTCCCTGTGCATGTGAACGACCTTCTATCTCCCCACCCTCTGCGAATTTTGGAACATGGCTTGGTATTTGGCTCATCAGCTTATCCCATATTGCATACATAGCTAATCCTGCGAGGGGGGCTATAATCAATGCTGCCTCTCCATGTTTTTTTGTTATTGCCTTAATAAGTTCTGCTATTGTTGTTGCAAATGCTATTGACTGATTTATTGCCTCTAACTTTTGTTGCGCCCTGATAATCTTTTCCTGGTGTTTTAGTGCCTCCTCTCTTTTGGCCTTTAGGTCGTCAAGCTCTTTTTGTTTTGTTTCTACGGCATTCGCAAGCCCGGCGGCTCGCATCTCCGTTTCCCTGTCAAGCTCATGCTCCTTCTCGTCTATCAGGTTTTGGATATAACTTATCTCTCTATCTACTGCATCTTTTTTAAATTGAAGTTGTTCCCTGATAACGTCTAAGACCTGGTTTGTTGCTTCCTGCATCTTTTGTAATACTTCCCTCGGGTCTTCTACGCCCATGCCATATAATAATCTTTCAATAACACCAATATCCCCAAGCTCACTTTGTATCTGTAATATCCTGTTGCGTATTGCTATTATCTCATCTGTCGCCTCTTTCCCAAATGATTTTAATTTATCTAATTCCTCTTTCAGTATTCTTTCTTCCTCTTTTAATATTTTGTATTTATTATTTGTCCCTTCTTTATATTTTAATATTTCTAATTCTGCCTGCTGTTCTATGTCTTTGATTATTTCATTATTCATCCTCTCGTTTTCCCGCAAGACATCTTCTTTCTTTTTAATTTCATTTTCTTCTTCTTTGCTTATCTGTTCATTGCGTTTTTTTGCTAATTTATATAATTCCTCGTTTATTCTGTTTGCCTCTTCAATAGTCAGGAATCCAAATTTCTTATATACTTGAAGTCTTATTATTAATTGATTTATTTCATATTGTGTTATTTCTGATTCACTTTCTTCTGTTACGGCGTATTTTGCAAGTTCCATATCTTGATAACTCTCAAAATTTTGCTTGAATAATTGTACTTTTCTTTCGTTTTCTCTTTTGATTCTTTCTATTTCTGCAGCACTTACTTCCTCAGTAGCTGCAGGGGCGTTTAATTCTTCAAGTTTTAAATTATAACTATTAATAAAACTTTCAAGATTAGATATTGTTTGGTCGTAATATCCCTTTTGCATTATCAACAAGCTGGTATTGGTGTCTTCTGCAATATTGATTTGTTTCAATTCTGCTTTTCGCGTTTCATTTAAGGAAATTTTATATAATTCTAATCTCGCTTTATTCATTTTTGTCCTTGCCACTTCTATGGCAGAATCATACCTTTCTTGTACGTCAGCCCTCTGACCCTCGTAATCTTTTTGCAGTTTTAATAACTCAGCATTAATTTCTGTTTGTTTCTTTTTGTCGATTTCGTATTTTTCTGTTGCCGCCTTAATCATTTCATTAGCAATCTTTTCCTGTATCTCTTTCTGGCTCAATCCTTGTTTTTCGTATGTGTCTCTTAATGATTCTGCATCATCAGCCCTGTCTTCAACCCATTTCTTCCATCTCTTGTTTGCCTCTTCAAGTCCGGCACCAGACAATGCTTCTTTTGCATTTAACGCAGCCAGTCTCAAGTCTCTCAATTTTTCAGCACCCCAGGCCAATGCTTCTTTTATGAATTTTGCCAACACCCCGTTGCCGTCCTCTATTGCAAGAACAAGTGATTGCCATGCCGCCTTTAATGAATCAAGTTGCCCCTTCACTGTGTCAAGCCGCACATTTGCCATTAGTTGCGTTGCATTATATACTCTGTGCATAGCATCACCCATAGTGTTCAGATCATCTGTCTTATTCACTAATGTGGATAACGCAACGACAGCACGTAAATCAACCAATTTGAATATCTGTGTCAGGTCTGCTCCTGTTGCCTTTAGTTTTTCAAACGCGTCAGTCATTCCTGACAGGTCACTCACTGTCCCACCAAGTTTTTTAGATAAATCAGAGCTTGAATCTGCAAGACGCAACAGTATGTTTTTTAGCTGGTTACCAGCCAATGACCCATATAAGCCATTGTTAGACAATACAGAAAGTATAGCTGCTGTATCTTCAAGAGAAAATCCTGCTTTCGATGCTACGGGGCCGACATATTTCATAGCCTCATTAAACCTGTCAAGATCAAGTGCTGACCTGTTGAATGATGTACTCATTATGTCTACAACCCTCTGTGTCTCTATGGCATCAAGCCCAAATTGGCGCAACGTGGCACCCGTCACCTCTGTTGCCTTTTTTAAATCTTCCCCTGTGGCAATAGCAAGCAATGTTGTTGCTTCTGCCATACCAACGATCTCATTTGACGTGAACCCTAATTTCGCATATTCTGTCATTAAATCAGCAACCTTCTCTGCCGTGAAACTATATTTAGAGCCTAAATCCTGCGCAATTAAACTTAATTTTTTCATTGCATCTGCGCCCTCACCGAGAACAGCCCTGAGTTCTCCCATCTTATAGTCAAAATTGACAATAATAGATGTTGTTTCTTTCAGTCTTGTCTTTAGAAAATTCATGGCCGTTCCTGCAAACGCGGCTACAGCGTTACCAAGCGCATTGAACTTGAACTGAAATGAACTAAGTGCATTCCCCCAGGTATTAGCACTTGTGCGCCCTACCTTCTCAAACTCCTGCACTTCCTTCCTGACCTTCTCAAATTCTACCTTCAACTTTTTCGCCAGTTCAGGATCAGTAGCATTCTTATATTCCTTCCTCAGCCTCGTATATGCCTGATATAATGATTCTGTTTTCTCTCCCTGCTCCTGCTGTTCCTTAGTTATCTTTTTCTGCGTTTCGAGCATCTCCTGGAGGCGCATGACGGTTTTACGTATTCCTTCCTCAGACACATCTTTACCAAGTGCGATTTTCAGGTCTTTCGCTATACCCTCTAACTGGTCTAATGATGCTTTATCAAATTCAAGAATTGTAACTATATCGGCCATCAGCGTCTGAATAATCTTTGCCACAGTGAGCGTTTGCTCACAATAAGTTTGAAATCTGTATAATAATGATCTTTGGTATTATATAATGATTTCCCTTTATGATTTTTAAACCACGCATCATGAACATAGTAATGTTCATTATTGAGCATGACAACGTGCCATATTCCACCGTATGTTATCGCTTTGTGGTCAGCCTCCTTGATTGCGTCTTCTAATTTCATCTTCTATGCGTTTCACTATCCTGTATTGCATCTCTACGCGCCAGCCGAGCGTCCAGTGCTGTATAGATTCGAGGGTCTCATTCTTACTGTTCTCAAGCAACCAGAATAGCACATCCTTGTAATTATTATCTGTCTCTATCACATACTTGAAGAACGACTGTTTCTCCTGTTGCAGCAATCGCTGTTCAAGTTTTTCGACTTTGGCATTATATTTTATCCTTTCTGCTGCGTCACGCGTCTCCAACACTTTTATGTAGGCGAGACCCAGGTTTTTCATGAGGTAGCCTGACTCATCACTTTCATTAGCTCCATGAGTTTTGCCAATTCCCCGAAGCTGTTGGGAGACGCGACTATAAAATTTGTCACGGCATCCTCCACCATGCCACGCGTAAGCCCCGCCTTACGCATACGTTCAAGTTTGTTCTCTAACTTTGCCTCATCAATGACAGCCTGATCTTCACCATTCTCAAGACATATAATAGCGAAACACATGCTCATGCCTGTAAGGTTCACCTGCGGCAGTTTGACGGCAGCCCAATAGTTTTCATACTCCATGAAAGCGTTCATAGGCATCTGTTTATTATAGAACCCAAGAGCCTTCTGGCGTGTTGCCTCGAACAGCGGCTTATCAACGTTCTCATAAGCCATACGAAAATATTGTAAGAACTTAGGGAATCTGATGTCAAAAATATCGTTCACATTTTCGCAAAGATCAAATTCCTCATCCCCTAATTGGATTTTTTTCATAAAAGTTTATAAAATATTACTGTTAAACACCATATCATTCCAAGCATATACCATGTCAGGCCAAACACGACCACCTCTGTCAACGATAGCCAGAACGACAGACAATACACACAATTAAATAACATTGTGAGCAGCTTGGGCATCCTCGGCACCAGGTCGTTAATGAAGAATGCCCATTTGTCTAAAATAAGATAAAGAACAACAGCGTTCCAAAAAGCATAAATCATTTCCAGTAACCAGTAAGAAGTTTTTTAATAACAGGCAATATTCTCACACTTAATGTTTTCATATTCATAGGAGTTAATCCGAATATATCTGACCCCCACTCTCTTATAAGCATGACTTCCTTCTTGTCTTTACTTCCTATTGTAAATTCACTTGAATAACTATTGTAAGTTTCCACAAGGTTCATTTTTTCTTTTTTCACATACATCTTTTCGTGAAACCTACCAGTGTCATGCAGGGTGACATGGTCATACGGCTGTCCCTTTTCTTTTTTTCGCTCTATGGTATATTGCGCATATTCCCCAAGACTGGATTCGTCTGACCGTATACCATGTTCCTGCATCTGCTGTATATTTGCCTGTTTGATAAAATCTTTATTTTCAATAATACCCTTATCGATCATGTCGGCCATTGCTTTTGGCAGACCCTTTATCTTTTTTGGCAGATCGTTTATCTTCATATCCTCTTTAGATTTACCGTGAACGGCTTGTTATGCTTGCACGGCAGACAGTAGGAATCGATATTTGAAAAATCAAGCATTATCTCGTCTATCAGCCCACGCACCCATTTGCCATCTTCAAGTGGATAGCCATTAAGCCGTGCCTCATATTTTAGTGCCATATTTTTCCAGTTGTCGATGTTTTTCTTTGCATCTGTCATAGCGTTGATCTTAACGCTTGTCACTGCGTCCCACAGCACACGCACAGCGATAGAGTATTGAAGTGCAGGGGCAAACATCATTATGTTCTTGCATATCACTTCTGTAACATCACATACTATGTTCAGTTTAAGCATAAGGCCGAAGGTATGGTCTTCACATACGTGATCTTCATAGTCGTCACATAGGGGTAAATCATAATCTCCAAGCACGGCGTTCCATTGAAGATAGTCATTTGGAATTGCCACAGGCACAATCCTGATATGTTCGTTATAGATTTTCTTTCTTTTGCTTTCATGTGAACATCCTTCACATAATTTTACATAAAGTGCATTACCTTCAAGCTGTGTAGTCTGTACATTTGCCGGGTCGGTCTCATAATAGCCAAGCAGGAATGTCTGACCAGTCCCGCCCTGCTCACTGCGGTAGGAGACAATGAAATCCACCATCTCCTTCCATTCGAGACTGTATTCTGTTGAATTGGAATAGTCATATGTAGCTATCGGTATTCTTTGGGAGCTTTCATACAGGTAAATCCTCACCGGGTTTGTCTGCACAGTGTCGATCTGCATGCCTATATGCGTTATCTCTGCCCGCAGGTTATTCGATCGGTTAGGTGCTATGAGCCACCCTACGAAACGGGCATCACCGGTCACCACATCATTGAAGTTTGCCCGCCCCCCGACGACATCATAATTAGCGAGCAGTTCCTTCACGCCGGTCTCCTGTTTAGACCTGGCTACTACCTTATCGACAAGGCGGACGATCTCAGCCATCCACACGAAATTAAGGTAGGTGTTCATCTTCGTCTTTTTCCAGTCGAGTGTTTCTTCCATATAGTCGAAATCAACACCAGGAAGGTCATTGACATAATATCCGCTTCGCGATTGTTGAAGTATTGAATCCAGTTGTGTGTGTGCAGGGTCTTGGCTCTGCCGCCAGCCTACGAGACCAGACGCACAGGTAATGATACTATCCCTTTCGTACATAGACATACAATTTTAGCAAAGATACATAAAAAAAAGATAAAAAGGTATTAAAATGTCAAATTATTTTCCCCCATGAAGCGTCCTTTTCTGAAATGATGATTTTTGCTTGTGGCAGTTGCCAGTCTATATTAAGTGACGGATCATCATATCTCACGCCCCATTCAGATTTTTTATCATAAAAATTATCAACCTTATAACAGACTATTGCCTCGTATGTCTGCACGGAAAATCCATGAAGGAAACCACGCGGTATTAATAACTGTCTGTTGCCGAAAAGGAATACGCCGACGTGTTTCATATAAGTAGGCGAGTTCTTGCGCATATCAACAGCCACATCGTAAATAGTACCTGCCGCCACACGCACAAGTTTTGTCTGTGCAAATGGTTCCTGCTGTGCATGAAGCCCCCTTACAACACCATATATGCTTTTAGACTGATTATCCTGTATCCAGTCGTAAGCACCCCACGAATAATGCCATGTTTCCATAAATGATCCGCGAAGATCATTATATATATTTTCTTCAATGATTAAGACCCCGCTGATCTCTGTCTCTGTTATTTTCATAATGAACGGTAAAACTCAGCCCTCCGTTTCGCAACATTACGCTGATCGTATTTATCCTTTACTGTTTCATATAATGCCTCGCCATATTCACGCATAGCAGAACGGTTGTTGATAAAAAACTTCATGTGCTTAAACCAGTCGCCAGTATTTGAGGCTGCCTTGCAGTTGTTATTGTTAATAATGTATTTATACGGATATACGTTGCTCACTATCATTGCTTTCTTGAAAAATCCAGCCTCTACCATTTTGAGTTCTGATTTCAACCTGTTGAACTTATCATCAACAAGAGGGGCAAGGGCTACATCAAGATCATTATAGTATTGAGAATAGGCAGGTTTGTCCCACGACTGCTGTAACACCGGGCGGGCAGGGAACAGCAGCGCTGAATCGAGATATTGCCCATAGTTAGTGAATATGTTGGCAAAATTAACGAATATACTATTACGCTGGTAGCCAAATAGCCGCATCTCATATTTGCCTTTTGTATTTGTGTCTGAGTGCAGCCTGTTCGGAACGCCACGCAACAGTTGTATGTCGGGCCAGTGCATAGCCCCGCCTATCCACCCGAAGCGCACGCGCTCCTGGCTATTTTCTGTTATGCGCCACTGATCCTCTGTAGGGTCTATAGCGTTCTCAAAAACAGCTACGTTCTTATTATGCAGACGGACAGCATCAGCAAGCATGGGCGTTGACACAGTAACCCAATCGCAATGTTTCATCATATCTATAAAGAAATCTGATGATGTGTATTTCCTGCGTATATATTTACCCTGTTCATCTTTAAGATACTCTATGCTGCCATCAGGTTTCTTAACGTGTTCAAAATAATATTCGTCATACATACCGTGAGATGTTGGCAAAAACCAATAATCATCAAAATCCACGATCACCTTCATACCCAGGTCTTTCAGGCGAGGAATCCATTGTGGGCCGTAATATCCCTTATGTATGTGCGCTATCTTAAATTGTGACAGTTGTTCATCAGTAAGATAAGATATGCCGTCAACGATCTGCACCTCAAATCCTTCGATCCTGTGAAGGCATACGTGTGGCGACCATTGACGGAAATATACGCATCCGTCAACAGCGGGGCGCACGATGACAAGGACTTTTATTTTATCCATTGCTGTAACTGTTGTACATATTTATAGTATTCTGTGGTACGAATATCTTTGAGCCGTTCTTTGGTGTATATCCATCCCCGTCTGTGACCGCCTATGTAATGACGGCCGTAGGCTTTATGCAGCCCCCTGCTCCATGCCAGCCGCCTGCGCCTGTATGTTTCTTCCCGCTCTTTGGGGCTTTTCGTGTGACCGTAGTTAAGTATTATGCCTGGAAGCCTCACCTTCTTCATCTTTGATATGACAAGCTGATCCACATTGACCCTCAGCGAACGATCATATTTGACTATCATCGTCAGATGGCCTCCTGTGCTGGTATAGAAATAAGTGTTGAACGGGTCGTATTTTTCTGATACCTCGCCAGTGTTAAAAAGCGACCTGAACATCAGCGTTATAGCATTATATCCTTTCTGCTCGACACGATGTATGATGTTGCATATCTTGTCGTCCATCACGGGGAACAGGTCAGCACCGTTATAGACTACCCACCTGGGCTTTATTCTGTGTATCGTCCTTTGTAGTTCTTTGTGCAATATCCGCAGGTCAAATGAATTATGTGTGTTGACCTTGTGTGATGCTATGCCGTTCTTTTTCAACCATTCACCAGTACCATCATTGCTCATGTTGTCGATCACGTACAGCGTCATGCCGTTGACATCACAAAATTTCTTTTTGAACGGCAACAGTTTTATCTCGTTATAGGCAAAAAGGATGTTTAGTATGTCTACTTTAGCCATTCCTGTAACTGTTTGATATACTTAAATTGTTTTGTCTGTCTTATATCATAAAGCTCATGCTTGTTCCATTTCCACCCTTTCTCATGGCCTACGAGATAATGCGATCCCCACGCTTTCAACAGCCCGCGCTTCCATGCAAGTTTTCTGCGCCTGAGAGTATCTTCCCTCTGAGACACAGGCTTACAGTTGCCATAATTTACCATGATGCCTTCTATTTTTTTAACATTTTTTCTTTTCCTTAGTATCTTATCTGCTTCTAATTTAAATGACGAGTGATATTTCGATATAAGAATAGCGGGATGTTTTACAGGATGATAATAATAATATGTATCAAAATAATTGTTGTTGAATTTCTCTCCTGTATTAAAAAAGTTAAACCATTGAAGCCATATCATATTAAACCCTTCGTCCTGTGCTTCTTTTATTTTTATGTTGAGTTTTCTGTCTGATACGTGATACAGGTCAGCCCCACTATATATCACCCAGTCTGGCTTTATACTGTGTACTGTTTTTACAATCTCATATTGCAATGCCCGCAAGTCAAATGCCCCGTGTGTATCTATCCTGTGTGACGGCACCTTGTTTTCCTTCAACCATTCCCACGTACCGTCATTGCTCATATTGTCGATAACATAAAGATTAAGACCGTTGATGTCGCACCATTTTTTCTTGTATGGCAAGAAATACATCTCATTATATACGGTCATTATTGTCAGTATGTTCATAAAGCATCAGTTCTTTGATGTATTTGCGTATATCTATACTTGACTTTCTGAATGGTTGATGCGGATGTTCAAAATATTTTCCTGTCCTCGATATTTTATTATGTCCGAAAGTGAACACCCCTAAATGTATTTTCTTATCCCTGAATTTTCTTATCACTCCTTTTGTTTTCAGGCTGTCGTATATCCAGTGATCTACGCATCCTGACTTATGTGCAATAGGAAGATGTTTGATGATCTTCGTCTGCCATGCTATATTAACCCTGCACGGGTGTGGGTTCATCGGGTGCGGGTCAAAGATAATAGTTTTTTTATGGACGAAAGAATAAAAATATGCACGTTGTTCATCATAATAGGTGTATCCTCTCATGAATACATCCACCGTGTTTTCTATCCTTTTCGGGTGAGAATAGTCGTCCCCTGCCTGGAGAAGAAAACATTTGCCACGCGCCCTGAGTGCTATGATGCGCCATTTTATAGACAACGACTCTCTTTCTTTGAGAGGTATATATATCACATCGCAGCAGTTCGGAAATTTATATTGTCTCAGTCTCTCCTCACCGAACATATCATCGTTCTGTTCTTCGCACACGATAAGTTCCCACCTGTAACGTGTGTGTTGCGCCATGAGACCCGCAAAACACAGACCTGCTATATTGCCCATATTATATAGAGGGACAGCTACCGTTGCATAGATTACTTCTTGAGGCATAGATACCATCGGCATTGTTCAAAGATAGAGATTATGTCATACCAGTGAGACAGGTAATGAAGGCATGACTCTCGCATCTCAGGGAGGAAATAGCCACCTTTGAAGTCGTGAAAACTTACAGCTATCTGGTCAATCATATCAACATGATGCTTTGTCAGCGATATGATGAGTGAATATTCCCCGCCCTCGATATTTATTTTCAGCACATTGATCTTTTTTATGTTGAATTTTTCTATGAACGCCTGAAACGATAACGCGTTACAGGAGACAAGATTCCTGTTCGACATGACAGATGAGTGTGTGCGTGCATTGCTCATCATTATCTTACCACTATATGCACATACAAGTCCTTTATACAGTACAAACTTATTCGGTATGTGCTTCTCGAGCGGGTCTGCGCCTATAACCTTCCTTTTGCCTATGAGTGACTTGCACCATAGCCAGTCGAGGCATCCGAGGTCAATTATCTCCCCATCTGTAGCAAAGGCGCGTTTATCAACACGCCCCCACGCCTTGCCGTTAAGACTTATTAAATCCATATACGTTCATTTAACCATTCACGATCATCTTCTATATAATTGCATATTATATTTGATAGTGCCACGTTTGTCTGCCCTATCATGTCAGATTCCTTGTTTATAGAATCTATTATGTCATCTATGCCGCGCCAGGGTATTGCATTGGGCAGGTCGCCATTATATATGCAACGTCGTCCCATGAGACCAAGTTTAAGCACTGTATTCGGCAGTCCGTCATGTGGCGTGAGGCGCAGCCCGATGAATGAGCTTGCCATAGCATTATGTTCGAGCGTAGCTGTCATTGGGCTGTCGTTGACAATGATCCTGTACCGTATGCGTCTTGCTATTTCTTTCACAAGACCTGGATTATAAAATGAATTTCTCACATAGGTGTATACACAGTTGCCAAGCGGTCGCGGGTCTGCCACGGCATCAGTCGTTGTTATATGATAAGTCCTGTATGGTATCTTTAATGCTTTCAGGTCTTTCTCGATGAATGAGCCTATAGCTATATGCTTTATGTTACTGCGTGATCGTATCTTTTTTATTATTCTCCTGTCAAGACGCATGATGTCTGTGCCGCGCCACACAAGTAGTGCGAGCGACCTATGTGCGAGTATGACATTAGCATCATCACGTCCTGGGTAACAGCCGAAAAACACGCACGGCCGATTAGGGTTATGATAATTTTTAAGGTTAAACTTACCTAAAAAATCAAAAAGCAATGATCTCGATACCCTTCCCTGTGTTATCATAATTTCCCGATATTTCCACGACTGCCTTCCTGTAGGTAATTACTCTCAAGCCTGCGTTTGAGCAGGCTGCGCCATCCTATATTCGGCTTCCACAGCCCCCTCTTTTTCAGGAAAGGTGGGTTTGACCTGCTCACCTCCTTTGCAAGCATCTTAGTAAGTTTCTCGCCCTCTGCCGTGAGCAACCTTATCTTTATGTCTTTGTCGTCAGTACCCTGACACAGATCATTTATCATCCTGAGTATCTCGCATGGTGTACGCCACTCGCTCGCTGTACGCATCGTCATTTGTAAATACTTTTTATTATATGTGAATGCACTATCTTGAATTTTTTCACTGCCTGGTTATCCCTGTCATTCTTCGCAGTAAACTTATTCATTGTAGAATGTATATTCGGTATTCTCAGTAGTCGTTTTTTGTCCCTCAAAGCGGTCTTGCTTATATATACATCCATGAATGAGAACGGTGTCTTTTTCACGTCATACGGGTGGGCAAGCATCCAGTTACGCCGACCGATGAACACGCCACCCTGGACATGCTGCATACTGCCGTATGGCTGGAGGTCGCCACCGAGAACCCACAATGCATCAGCATGATCCATGCACGCGATCATATAACTGAGCCAATCTGACGAATAGATATGGCAATGATTTGCGCACACATAAACTATATAATCACTCTTTGCCTGTGAGATAGCAATATTCATAGCACCAGACAACGCTCCCTTGTTTGAGTTAAGGAAATACCTTATATTGTCATGTTTAGGCTGTTTTATGATATTGCCACAATATTCGCATTTTGAATCTGTGTAAATATTATTATCGACAACAATTATTTCATAATCCTTATAATCTGTCTTTGTGTTTATCTCTTTCAGTGTACGGTTAAAACTTGCCATGTTCCTGAAAGGTACAAGGACGACACTTGCTTTCATATTGTTTCTATATTATATGTAAATCTCAATATCGGGCTTACGGTTTGTAACTTATTCCTGTTTTCCATATATATTGAGATGTTTTTACCATATTTCCTTTGCATTTTAGTGCCACCATCCCTGTTAAGATAATAATATACATCTTTAGGGTGCGCTATCTCGCCAAGCATATTAAATTTATAATACATACTGCTTGCCATACATCCATAATGGCCAGATAAATCCTCGTTCACCCCCTTCATCTTCACCAATGTCTCTCTTTTTGTTATACACACACCCACAGGAGGATGTATTCTTTTTTTCAGATCATTGGTGAAGTACCTGTGTGGGCTGATAGATATATATTTATCAAGCAGGGAAATAGCACGTTCATATAATTTCTCACACGGGAAGTGGTCATTATCTTCGATAGCTACATAGTCACCGGTGGAAATCCATATCCCAAGATTATATGCCCCCTTGACATTCCATGCTATATTTTGTTCTATCTTTGCATATATGATCTTGGTGTTCCATTTTTTTTCTTTTAGCCTTTCTCTTATGCTATCTTCCCCGCCATCATTTACAATGATGATCTCATGTGGTAATAATGTTGACTTCCCGCAATAATCAATATGGATGAGTGTTTGTTCATCCTGGTTATAACACGGTATTATCACACTTATTTTATGTTCGCCGATCCGCATTTCGGGCATTTTATGACTACACGCTTTGATCCTATACGATAATAATACACATGCTGGCAACGCCAGAATTTCACCCTCTTGTCGCTTGCGAAGGTGTTTTTGCATGTGGCGCACCTAAAGCTCCTCATGTCCTTTCAGCCCTCTTGAGTTCATCCTGTGCTTGCAAACTATCTTGCAATAATTATATAGTTTCTTGTCCGTATGTTTTTTAACATCATGACACCACCACGCATCAGGGAACGCCCCTATGTTTTCCTTGTCGTCATACCTGAAATTAAACACAGAAATCATATCCCTGTTGTATATCGTGCATCCACTCAGGACATGATGTACTTCTTCGAGCCTATCTATCCCCGCCTTATTAAAATCATGAAAACCGAGATAATAGTATCCACCGATAGCAGCCCAATCCTTTGCCTTTACGATAGCTGACTCAAAAAGATCGATGAGGTTTCGAGAGACCATGACATCACTCTCAATGATGATGAAATGATCGCAGCTACCGGCAAGAAAAATATCCCTGAGATGATTTACCGATTGTGTTACATTACGAAGAAACTGTGTGCGTTTTGGCTGTTCGTCAACAACAACATGATAAAGGTTCTGTATCCCCAGCCTGCCGAGATGATTATAATAATCCATGTCTATAGTATTATCAACAACATGGAGTTCTGTGCGTGGCAACTGCTTCGTGCGCATGAAAAATTCCCTGTCACAGTAGGCTTTTACCTTATTGGTATATACTGCAATGAAATATCTCATGTTTAAAGATAATAAATATTATCTATATTCCCAAATAAATCCTCTATGATTTTTTCTCCTGCCCAAACAACAAAGAGATTTTATATTACCATAATTACTAACTTGATATATGCCTTCATATCCTATTATATCTTTCCAGATTTCCATAATAAAAAACTCAGGGCTTTCGGGGGCGCAGCCCCTACTCACCTTGAGTTTTATAATTTAGTTCGTGTCTGCACCCACTTATACAATTACTTTAATTAATCACCGTATCACGCTGTCGCTAAGGCATATTTGTGTATGGGTGTTTCGCCGGCTACCGTGATCGGTGCAGCATTGAAGGACAGGTCAAGAGATATTTCATAAATCTTGTAATAGTCCTGTACCGCCCCATAGGGGTCTCCTGTATTACCATGATCCGTGTCTTCGCATCCGTCTTTAGTATATACTGCCCATGTGAAAGGATAGCCAAACGGGTCAGCCATCGTTGTCCACACGGGGCCGCTGGCTGCTACCTGTCCATTGCGGTTGATCGGGGGTATCCAGTCGAGCAGTGCTATGCCGCCTTCCTCGACAATGTATGAGGTGCCGAAATATCCAGAACTGTCAATCATATAGCTATCGTAGTGTAGGAAGCCTGGGAACTGGAACTGGAGGTTCTCATCGTTTGATGCTCCCTGTGCAAACTGCTGCCTGTACATAGCCCTGAGATTGATCGAGTGTATATCCTGCAGTACGCCACGATAACGCTGCGCATACAGTTCGGTGCTGATATAGTTCAGGTAGTTATCCCTGTCATCATTTGCCACGACCATGATGTCGTTCACCGCGTCCCAGGTGTTCAGTGTGCGAAGCCCCTGCAACGTTGTGCGGTTAGCATCGAGGAACGCTACTGCGTCTGTCTCGATCTCGTTATACGCATCCATGAACCCGTTATACAGGTCGTTCTGGAATGCCTGCAACTGTGAATAATAGTTGTTCTCAAACACCTTGACGTTTGTCTTGACAGTAAAGGCATAGGTCTGCCATGACAGATCAAGAGTGCCACTGTCCTTGAGGTCAGCCGTAGGCGTACAGGTACGCGAATCAGCTACCGTGCCGGCATCTCTTTCAAGATATTTGGCTGTTAGAACCTGCGATTCACTTTTCCATATCTCTCTGTGTGAGGGGATAAGCAATTCGCGTTTGTTCAGAAATGCGTCAACAGCACCATACTTGGGCTTGCGCAGTTCTTTTGAATTGAATTTTTTGTCCATGAGTCCCACTGCCGCCAGAAGGACGCTGTCACCATAATTACCGAGTGCCATTTGTTATTAGAGTTTAATATCGGGCTTTTTAGTTTTCAACTCGACCATCAGCTCGTAGAATTTTTCGGTGCCAGGCTCTATGCCTGATTTTTTCGCATATTCAACGAGGGTGTCAAGGCTTGTGACATTTTCAAAACCCTTGTCCGTTTTCTTATCAGTGGAACTTCCACCCCGTCCACCGCTCGGAACATCTTTCACCTTTACATATTTAGGTGCAAAGTTTTCAAAAACATCATCAAACGGTAAAGGATCACCGACCTTATCCTTTATGACATTACCGTCTTTCAGTACAACAATCTTCCAATCATCATTCACGGTGAAGCTATGTTCTTTCATAAACATCGTCTTTAGTATGTTGCGCTGGTTTTCCAGTGCTTCACCCTCAGCATCAATGTTTATCTTCTTCGCTCCAGTTTCTATGCGCATACCCACATATTCATTGTGGAACTTGCCTTTTTCTTTTGCGATAGCCTCCTCCTTTTCCTTATCGGCTTTTTTCAATAAACCTTTAAGTTCTTCAATCTTGGAGTCTTTTTCAGTTGTTGCTTTACCCGATTCCTCCAATTTCTTACGAACTATTTTGTCAAGCAGGTCGTCAATATCGTCCCACGACTCTATGCCATAATCTTTTGCCCACGCTTTTTCTTTCTTCTCGAAAGCATTGCCTTTGGCAAGATTATAGATATTTGATGGCAACGGCTTGCCGTCTGTGCCAAGTTTTTCGATATACTCACGATTGGAGTTTTCTGTGAACTTGGCTAACTCAGCAGTGGTAAACACTTTATGTTTATTGTTCCACTCATCGAAGAAACTCTCGGCATTCGCGTCATTTGAGAATGCCTCTTTGAGAACACCTGGCTCCGTCTTTAACTGAGTCGCCAGTAAACCCAACAATTTATCTTCCATAATTTATGATTTACTATCCTCGTCGGATAACTTTTTCTTTCTTACTCGTTTTTTATTTTTAACTTTCTCGTTCTTTCCTCCCATATTTACGACCAAATCTTTTTCAGCAAGGAAATCTTCGTGTTCTTTTTGGTCAGGGAAATAGTCGTAATGCCTAACCCATCTCAGGTTCTTTTTGAACGTGGCTGCCATCCTTTCCCATAAGGTTTCTGACACCTCAATAATAGGGCCAAAAGGGACACCATTTTTATATACCTGCTGGATTTTCATTCTTCAACTTTTTTATGCGCCCAAGAACATAGGGTGTCTGTTTAAATTTTGATGCCCTCAGATACAGTTCTATAGCATCCTTCGTTTCACCTCTTGCGGTTTTTTCTTTTGCGAGCAACAGGTCTGCCCTGTATTCAGCATCACCATATTGCTCCACTGCCGGGATTCTTTCTCCCTGTGGGTGCGTCACAGCTTCATCGGCAACAAGTTCGTATTTATACATTCCCCCTATACCAAATACTTTAGGCTTGCGCAATATGCGCCGCCACAGTTTATCAGTAAAGAGCAAAACACTTGTTACGCCAGTTTTCTTGTTAGTACGTTTAACTCTTGGCATAATTTAGGATATTTATATCTTTTTATATTAAAACTTTGCAAAATTAAATAATAATACCTATCTTTGCAATATTAAATTTAATAAATTTCTGATGTCTGACAAATTTTCCCCAGGTGATTATTTAGGAAAAGGGAAGGTGGTCTTTTCCCCGACAGAAAACGAGGCACTTAACAACCAGTGGTATTGGGCAAAGATTCTTGCCTACAATATATATACTATGCGAAAAGATCGTGGGTGGTCACAGGTGACCCTTGCTGAAATAGCAGGCATACACCCGTACCAGATATGTAAGATAGAAACAGATTATTATTACAGAATATCACTGCGCACCATCGGGCTTATCAGTCGAGCCCTCGGCGTCACCGTTGGCGACCTGTTCGTCAACACTGTCGGCTTTTAACTCATTCACCTTTTCATCATTGTATCCATCAAGAATTTCCTTTATTAATTTGAGGCGTTCATTATAAGGTAAGTTCTCCTTATAATCAGTTATGAGCGCATGTTCGCTCTCAAAACGCACGATATAATCACCGAAGAACACCTTAAACACTTTTGTCTTATTATCGACAGGCAGGGAATTTAGTTCTATCGGGGTGTACCCTATAAGCGGTTCAAGTGCAGACAGCAACATGTTGCGTTCAAGATCAACCGGCGAGGTGTAATACCTGCTGTATATCAATTCCCTGTGCAGCGTCCTGACAAACGATGTGCTTGCCCCGGCGTTCTTTGCCTGTGCTATCTCTGTCAGGATGGTGTTCTCGTCCCTCAGATTAAGAGAACGGTCATATACGATATTACAGCGGATGTAGTTATCACCGAATGACAACTTGCCTATCATGTCCGTCAGCGATGTCTCTACATATTCTATGTTGTCAAGTATATCACTGATGATCTTTTCGAGTGGTTTGTAATTGAGTATAGCTTCTGTTGCCGTTTTCTCGATCTGTGTCTCGGCAAGTTTATTCATGCCTGTGCCTGACAGGTATATATCATCCCTTATCCATGTCAGTTGTTCGATCTGAAATTTCAATATTTCTGTCGGTGGGGCTACATATCCTGCAGCGGCACTAACATCAAACGGCTTGCCTTCTTCATCCACCTGTGGCAATATGAGTGCCGTCGTAGCGTCTTTACGCAGCACAGCACCTATGCCCTTGCAGACAGGACAGATCTTCTTGTTGCTATCCTTGGTATAGATATACCCGTCTGTACATTCATTATCCCCTTCGCGGTAGTGGCATTTCTGTCCAAGCTGCCAATAGATAGGATGTGCGTGAAGTATGCAGGTGATGATGTGTTCGCACCATTGTGTAAGATAAGTCTTCAACAGCGGTATGCACTGATAGATATACGATGTCTTAACCTCGTCTATCTGCACATCCTTTTTCTTTATGCTTATCTGCACAGACGGCACATAACCGAGCGGGTTAGGGATGGGCTGATAACCCGGCCTTGTGCTTATCTTCCACTCACCACCGTCATTCTCAATGATCCTGTCAAATTGGTCATCAAGGACACGGTATAGGTGTATCTCTGCACCTAATTCGTCAGTGATGGTATCCCAATCGAGAATAAGATATTCTACTTTGTTTCCCTTTACCCTAAAATCATATACCTGGTCTATGCTACGAAAAATGAGATATGGCATAATAGTATTGTCTTTAACAACACTTTTTATGCCATCTCTCACTTCGTAATAAACTTCACCCACCTGTTCAATCTTGCCCTGTTCGACTATGATAAACCCGTTGAACTCTGTATAAAGAGCGTCACGCACGAACTCATTGATGAAATAGTCCATGCTTTCACCCTTCCACACTTTTTTAAGAATATTCTTCAGGTCTTTCTCGCGGTTTACATTACGGAACTCATAATATTTCTTCGTCCCGCCAGCATCCTGCCAGCGGCTCTGCTCATCGATGATCTTCTTTGTGAACACCATCGTAACAGGCTCCGACAGTTCTTTTTTCTGTGCGTACTGCTCGTAGTTCTCGTAACCTATGACCTGCTTGATATAATCCTTGTAATGCTCACCTGTTACGTGAACCTTGTGTTCGTTCTGGATTTTTATAGCTTCATCAATAGCCTCACGATTGAGTGGGTGGGCCATCAATTCGATAATATCATTCTCGCTAAGAATCATTATGGATTTACAAGCGTCAGATAATCGGTATCCTGTACTGCCGGATCGTGACCCGGAGCAATGAACTTGTACACCAGCGGGATGTAAGGTTTGGTCCCATACCCATCCTGTATCAGCGATGATATATAATTTGCGACAATATAGCCGCAGCATCCGCCGAACAGCCATCCTGTTGATGTAATAACCCACATACGCAGGCGGTCATAACAGTTAAGGCTCTCAAGATCATCGCGCACTGTTTCGTCAAGATATTTCAACTTGCCCGAAATCTGTATCGACTGGCTCACGACATTCGTCATCCCATCGATAGTGTCGGCACCTGTTTCTTCGGTGCGTTCACTCTCGGTGCGCTGACCATTCGTGATAGGGCCGAGGACAACGATATGATCCTCCCCTGCGGCAGCAATAGCAGCCTGCAACTGTGCTACAGTCGGCCCACTGCCTGTGCAACCAGTGATCTCACCTTCGACTTTCTGAAATAAAAGAAGATACGGATAACCGTAATCCTCTGCCCCGCAGTTATTCGGGAACGCAGCTACGTCAATGTCGCTTATACAATCGCATACAAGATCGTGGCATTCGTTTTCATTAGGCATCTTTTTCCTTTTTTTAATGTTAGTACTATTCGGGTAAAGCAGGTGCAAAAATAATAAATAAAAACGATTGTTTCAATATTGTTTTTAATAAGAAACCCGCAGAAGAAACCAACAACTTCTGCGGGTGAAGATCAGGAAAACATGAAAACCTGATCCAAGTATTATGGAAAATCCAATACAAAGATAATACTAAAAAACCAAAAAAGCAAGAAAAATTGAAAAAATTTTATATCACCCATTTCCTTGCCGATTTTATTTCGAAGAATACTCTCATCATTATGGCATCGGCATAGTCGCATGACCGCCCTATGTTCTCGCGTATCTCGTCCTTGCCAACTATGCGCATCTTGCCATCTTTGTCTATGTCCTTGCGTTTTATCTGCTCCAACTCCTCAACGATTAGTTCTTTCAGCCTGACATCCTGTGTTGGTATATATATCTCTTTCCTCGACACTTTCTCAGATAGTCTATAATAACATTGTGTTCGCAGGTTTATATATTGTTCTTTCGTCCCCGACACCCTCACCGCCTGTGCCGAGCTGACAAACCCCCGACAGCGCAGAGAATCTTTCAACCCGCTACCTGTACCCATCTCATCAACCACGACACGGTTAGTGGTGACATTGTATTTCTGCATCAGCTTGCGTATCTCCCCCACAGCCTGCGGTATACTGCTCTGATCCATGACTTTCATGTCTATCATACGCCAGCCGTCCCACACCATAATAACCGTCTTATCTTTTCCGAAACGTGCATAGTCGCAGGTTATATAACTCAGCCCGCGTGGTACATGATCGTTCAGGAATATGTCATTTATATCTACTATGCTCATCAATACCGTGTCGTCATCATCATATTCCCATACCCCGTCACGCAGACGCAGGCGTGAGATCCTATCAAGCTGATTAAGTGCGGTGAGATAATGTTTTGATATATACGGGTTTTCTGTCGCAAACGCCTGCACGAACTTACGGTTATAAGGAAGCGTCCCCGCCTTCCAAGGCTTGTAAAACTCACGATAGATGAAATTTTTGCCTGGGTTAGAGGTCATCAATAGCTTGGGTATTACTCCGTATTCATCAAGTTTATACCTTATCCTTGAATATACAATATTCTTCGCTTTCTCTGTTATCTGGCTTGCCTCATCGATGAACGCCCCCGTGATCTCAAGTGATCCTAATGAATCATATTCGGGATCAGAAGGGTAAAGGGCGAGGTCTTTCAGGAATATCAATGCCCCGCCGAGAGATTTATCAAACTTTATTATGTTGTCTTTCGTGTTATAGAAAAAATGTTTCTCCGGGTCAAGTCCCCACTGACCACATACTTCAAAGAACGTCATGAGCGTGGTGTCCTTCAGATTTTTCAATACAGATCGTCCTATGAGCCAGCGCGATCCCTTGAGGGTGATACAACGTTCTATTACCCACGCACACCCAATAAAACTATTATGTGTTACGATAAAATCATCTGTTATATATAATCCATTCGGATTATCTACCGTAATACATTTACATTCTTTTTTCCCTGCATATTTAATAGATTCGATCACGCGCCCAGGAATACTAACCCCGCCATTGAATTTATTATTTATTTTATTTAATTTTCTTGGCAGGGAAAATAATATGTTCTTATTATTTCCCTGAATATATAAACAATAGCATTTTGCACATTCTATAATTTTGTTATTTTTTTTATATTTTCCTATTTTCTCCGTAATAACAACTTTAAATCCGAGACTCCATAAAATAAATTGAACATCTTTAGCTAACTGTTCACTAATCGTATAATAATGACAATGATTTCTTTTATCCACATATCCGTCCGTATCCAACAATCCATTTATCAATGCTATTCTATTTTCTATTGTTGAATATTTGAGATATTCTGGAATAAATTTATCGGATGATTTTTTACCATAAAGTTTTATTTTAACCAATAAGTCTTTGATATTAACGACAGAATAAACATATTTAGATTTCAGTTTATGTACTTCATATCCAAGCCCCATTATTTTATTTATAATGAAATCATCTCCGCTTGTAAATGTTATATTATTTGTAATACACCCATCTCCCAACAATACCCCGATTAAATAAGGATGCAACACATCAGAAAAATGAGTTGTCTTTGTAAACTGAATTGGATTACATAGTGGAATAATGGGCTTATATTTTCTTTTTCTGTTTTTTATTTCATTCAAATAATTAATTATCATCTCAGTAGTCCATACTTTACCAACAGATGTTTTTTTCTCCTGCTTACTTTTATGAGATGAAAACCATAAATACCACAAATGATCTTTTGTAACCAAGGTGGATGCCCCGTCATTAAATGTTATTCTATATACATCACGCACCCCTTGCGGATGAATGGCTATTACATTTGTGTTTGCTCCTGATGGATGAGAGATGACATCCCCAACCTTTATATCACCCATTCTCTTTAATTTCAATGGTGTAACAACCATTGAATCAACACTTTGTGCTTTTCCGCCGCCCGCCGCGCCGCCCATAAGAACTTCGTTTGTCTCGTTGTCCAAAAGATAAAGATAGGTTTCTTTCTGGCGTTCATTAAATGTTGGGTTTATTTCCATTTACAAACGTTTACAAATGATTATAGTAACCTCAATCAATTAGTTACATAGAACTGTACGATTTCGTACATTACACATATAACTACGTTGTGTGCAATAGCCTTTCTTCGTAGCAAGGTTAGTGCTTAATAAGTCTTTTTTATTTAATTTTTTGCCCACGCTCCTCAAATTTTTCAAATTTGTTAGGATTAGCGATTGCAGAAAACTCCGCATTTAGTAACATCGTTAATCGTTGCATATACTTCTTCTGGTTTAAATAGGCTGCTTAATGCTTCCTGTTTAATATCAGCCATTTTCTTAGTCGGTCTAATTGAAAAAAATTTATTCCGAGTTGTAAAATATTCGTTCAGTTCTTCTTCAATATCCTGTACCTTTTTAAATTCTTCGGGGTTAATTGCTGCCATTGCTAAATATTCTTTATCAGATTTATAGTAACAGCCAATACAGCCGCCTCTTTTCATGTAAGGTGGAAATTCAGGATATAGGCCAACTTTTTTTAAAATAGCAATACAAGCGGCTCTATTCAATCCATTGTCTGCAAGTGGATAGGAATATTTTACAAAAGGAATAAGCCCATGCGCTCCTGTTCGTTGCCCAACTTCATCAGCATTTAATCCAATCATTATTTCTGCACCTTCATTTTCAAATTGTTTTAAGTAGTTGTCAATCGGTTCAATTTTAAACATTCTGGTACAATAGCGAGTTTTGAAGTTTGGATAAAAATGACTGCTTTTAATATATTCGGGCAATGTTCCGTATTTTTCGTTCTTAACTTTGTGTATTTTAAAATCAGGTCTATGAAAGTTTTGCACCCATTTTTCAACCAATTCAATCCTGTCGTAAATCTGCTGATGTTCAAATCCTGTATCTGCAAAAATAGCATCTGCTTTATTGCCAAATAAAACACACATGGTCGAACTCTCTACACCTCCTGAAAAACTTATAAAAGACTTCATAAAAACCCTCCCTAAAAAAAATTAAATAAAAAAGTGTTCGTACTTCGATTGAACTGAACTGGAAGCTACATGCACACAACACACGTTGTGTGCAATGCTATTGATTAGTAAATCCATCGCAAAAACCACCTTCATCCCAAGTGTATAGACTGTTCATGTTTTCATGCCATTGCAAATCATGTAAGTATTGCTCTTGCTGCGTTTCTTCAATCAACTCTTGTTCTTTACATTCCGCACAGCACACAACACCATGTATAGTGCATGGCTGCTCTGTTTTTGAATCTTTTGTACTCATATCTAAAATTGTTTAAGTTTGAAACTATGTGGCTTTGTTTATGGCAGCCACGACACCATACATTTTAACGTTAGCAAACATTAAAACGATTTGCTAACACGGTATATGATATTTAAAACTCATCCATAGAACCATCTGGATATACCCAAGTCCCATCAGTGAGATAAACACCATTCATACCATTTAATGCCTCCCTGCAATGATAAAATGCCCAAAAAACATCATCACAATCCTTTTCATAATACTCTTCGCCGTTAAAATAAACCGGAAATAATTCTTCTTCTTTCATGATCTTATATATTAATAACAATCTAAATTCCTAATCTTCCTTCTATCCCCCCATATTTACGACCAACTTTATATGTGGCTGAATATTAAAACAATAAATTATGAATAACAATCTTTCTTATACCCCCAAAACGCCCTTATCTTCACCCCCAGGATGCTTGCTGCCATCAGGCGGTGGTTGCCATCGAATATGCTCACCCCCCGCAGACCATGACGGACGATCATCACTGGCGGGAAATCGCTGCCCCTCTTATACATATCTATATATCTGTGTGTCTTTTTATCAACAATATAATTAAACTTAACACAAGACGGATCTATCTCCTTGAGTGCATCCCACCTGTAACGGCGAGAGAGGACTATCCTGTGCCTGATATTGCGATCCGGCGTATCACGTATATGATCCTCGACAGATATGCTCTGCGATTTTTTCTGCTGCCCTGCCATTGCCAAAGATATTAATAAACTTCCCTTCCATGAGGAGCATCTTACAATAGTTCTCTTTAAGATTATCCACGTCTGTATTAACCGATGCCCCTTCCAGCTCCGGCCATACGGGATCGGGCAGCAGGAACAGCGATTTCTTGCCGAAGAAATATGCTTCACGCACCAGCCCCCCGCTATCGGTGACAACGCATGTGCTGTTTTGCGTCAGGGCAAGGCTGGCAAAATACCCTACTGGCATGATGGTCGGCACATGGAGGTTATATTTCTTGAGCATCTTATATGTCCTGGGATGGACGGGAAAGACGACATGCCCAAGATAATTGATAAAATCCACGATTTTCTTCAGTCTGTCATAATCGTCCACGTTCTCTGCTCGGTGTACTGTGACATAAACATAATTTTCTTTGGGTATGCCTCCTTTATAATGATCCTGGTAACACATCGCCGCGTCATACATCACATCGCCCGTGATAAATGCTTCTCCATGTGTGTTTTCCATGACGAGGTTTCTCAGTGAGTTGGTGGTGGGGCAGAATAGTATGTCCGATACCAGATCTGTCACCACGCGGTTTATCTCCTCCTGCATGTGCATATCCCCGTAACGCACCCCCGCCTCCACATGGATGAGCCTAACACCGCATTTCTTCGCAGCCATAGCCCCAGCCAGCGTGGAGTCGGTATCGCCATAGGTGAGCACATAATCGGGATGTTCCCATTCTATGACCTTGCCTATCTTTATCATCATCGCCCCGACAGACTCGTATTTTGCCGTCCCGTTGACATCAAGATTATATTTTGGCTTATCTATGCCCAGCTCCCTGAAGAACATATCGCTCATGTTGTCATCATAATGTTGCCCTGTGTGTACAACCACCTCCGTAACACCACAACGATCCAGTTGCTTGCCGACAATG